CGTAAATGTCTTTGACCGCATGTTCAAGCACTTCAACTAAGAAGGCCGGTACGATGACTTCCATGCCGCGTTTAACTAGCCAAGTCTTACCATTCACCGAGATAGGCACATCAATAGAGCCAGTATCACCTTCGGTTTTATGGATCATGAGTTTAACTTTTTTCTCAGCAACAACCGGCACAGTGCTACCTGCATCGCGGATTTGCTTCTTTATAGAATCTATACTGAAGCGAGCATTAGCCTCAACTCCTAGTGATTTAGCATGGTCTATCAATTCTTCTTTGTTCTCTGATGTTTCAAAATCAAGCATGAGCTTTCCTTATTAAGTAAAAAAAAGGGTACCTATTGCTAAGTACCCTCATTATTTAACGATTAAAGTGCAGTCGCACCCACCTCAATTCTTGCAATCCAATTTTCATTAAGAATTTTTGCAGCGAAGTAAGTTTTCCAACCTACAAAGCCCACTTGACCTAATGGATCAGATTTAGAAGGCGTACCAGGGTTCAATACACTTGGAGTGATTGAGTTAGCACCTTTTAATGGCACTAAGCCATACGCTTCTTTAGCAACGAATATCATTGGATAAACGTCGATGTTAGTTGCATTGTCAGCAATCAAACCAGTTGATGCAACCGCTGCACCAGCTGCTTGGAAAGGCACCATCAATGGAGTCAAGATAAAACGAATAGATTCAACAGAGCCTAATTCTTCTGGACACAAAGGTTGACGTGAGCCGTAAGAAGCAACAGGAGTGAAGCCTGCAAGACCACGAATATCCGCTTCCAAATCAGTATGACCGAAAGCAATATAACCACCTTCAATCGCTTTAGTTGCATAGCCAGCAGAAGATGCCAACATTGAAGTAACCGGTTTGCCACGATTAGAACGCAAGGCTCTTACCACCGCACGAATACGATCAATAGTAATCTTGCTGTTGACAGAGACGCGAGTCGTGTGACCAATCGTGTCATAGAACACGTTAGTACCGGCTTTGATAGCACCGTAAGTGATCATTTCAACAGTTTCAGCCGCTTGTTCACCAGCCATCATCGCAGCATCTTTTAAGACTGGATCTTCAGCCAAATCATCTACTTTGTCAGTAATGGCAATAACAGCACCGTACTGAGCAATAGCAACAGTGACATCTTCATACGTCATTTGTTGAGTAGTCGGTGTAACACCTTCAGTCAACGCAGTAGTAGAGATAGCAAAAGGAACAGGACGACGAAACTTTACAGTGTCGGCTTTGTTAGAAGGTAGTGGTTTAGACTGACCGAATTTAGATAGAACCAAAATAGGTTCAGCGTGAGATAACATCTCAGTTGCAGCCCATGCTGCCGTTCTTTGACTAATGGTGCCATAAGTAGTATTGGCCATAAATAATTCCTAATATAAAAATAATTGAAAACAACGGTTTGTTTTCCAAAATCTATACAAGGGATTATTATTTGACCGGCCAACACTGCTAGCGGGTTACAAAACCATCATACTGTTTGGTGTTTCCTGTTAAGGAACGATAAGACTCTGCCTATCGCTTTGCTCTGTCTCCCGACAGTGCCTTACTTCTTTTTGTTAGCGTAGTATTCCCACGCTGAACTAAAGTCATCCGGTGCCGATGTTGATTTACTGGCACCTTTACTCTGTACTGCCACATTACCGGCTAACTTAGTTTGCCGACGTTGTGCCAATTCATTTGATTTGTTCTTTGTACCTTGAAATGAGCCGATCAGATATTGATAATCACGGGCATCATAACTACTAGACATTGCTTGAATCGCTGAGGGTTGCTCAGTCAACCAGTTTTTGTACTCATTACCAGCAACGATCTCTCGCCATTCCGGTATGTTTGAGTCGATAATATTGATTTGCGTATCGATGTAGCGTTGCTCATCTTGACGATCATTTTGTTGCTGGATAGGAGCTAGACGTTGGTCCAGGTCGCCATACTTACGTTCAAAATAGTCTATCATCGGCTTTACGATTTCGGGATAATCCTCCATCGCAATCGCTAGATCATCATCAAACTTCTTTGCTGGTGGGCTTTCGCTATCTAATTTCTTTTGCAGGGCGCTTACACGACCTACTTGAGATTTGAAGCTATGCTCAAAGTCATCCCGTTCTTTACGCAGGACTTCCAGTTGTTGCTTCAGTGCTTGAGTATCATCTTCTGAATCTTTGATAACGTCATCAGCACTTGCGTACTCACTACTATCATCATCGACAGACTCTTGGACTATATCCTCAATTACCTTTGCATCTTCTTCAGCAAAACCATTAAATAATTCTTCAAAATCTTCATCATCACGGCTGTAATCAGCAGTGCTATTATCTGACATGCGTGTCTCCCGACAGGCTGGTGTTACTTAACTGTATTCGTTACTGGTGAGTAATGAGACAGGTTGTTTGTTTGACAATGACTTTAAGTCAGTCAGTGCCGATACTATTCCTCGATGATACATTGTTAGATTAAAATCCAGTGTGACGGATGATAGCTTGCGGCTTGATGCGGCCAGCTGTTCATCGATGAAACCTTCAATCTCTAACCAAGTATCTGATGTAATATCTATCATAAGTCTTGAATTATGTGCGGGTTAATGTTACCACATTTGCAACTTTTGCAATAGGGGCATATTTCTAGCGTTTTTTAGTCCATTTGCTGTGTCTCAATACCTTGATTCATACCTTGTGCAGCAGATTGTGGATCGACTTGCTGAGGTTGATTAGGATCTTGAGGTAGTCCGTCATTAGGTAGAGCCGGTGAGCCTGGACTGGTGTTTTGTTGTAGCATCTGATCTTGTTGCATATCCGGTGCTTGTTGCTCCATACCTTGTGGAGCTACTGTACTTGGAGTGCCATTAGCATCTTTATAGCCGGCACTCTTCATCAACTCATCACCCACTGGTACGATCTGAGGCATCTGAACAATCTGACCGGCTGTTTGCATGGCACTAAACTGAGTCTTAACATTAATATCAGCGGTTTCAGCAGTCAGCTTATCAATCTTACCCTGCAACTCTTGTACTTGTAGTTGCATCATGACGGCTTGTTGCTCCATCATCGCTTGTTGCATTGGATCCGGTTTATTCTTTTCTGCATCCAACTCGTCATTGGTTTTAACAATGTCATCCGGATTAAGATGCTGTGCTTGTATAGCTTTACGATACAGTTCAGGATGTTTAGTTAGGTCTGTATAGATAGGCTGAAGTGATACCGACATCAAATTAAGTAGCGCTTGTGTCTGTGTTTCTTTGACCAGTAAAGCTGATGAGCCTCTAGCATCGATCTCAAAGTCACCTTTGATTTCTTCTATGTCGCTATTTTGCATGTTCCAGTCATACATACGCCCAATGAAAGGTTTAGTAATGCCATCATCAAAGGCTTTAACGACATTACGCAACACCGTATTAGCGGCATTAAGCAACATACTACGACCAGCTGCTGTATCCTGAGCGCCTCCTACTTCACCTTGAGCCAACATCGGCAATGAAGTAACTTCACTGGCCATGTTCTTAGCTGTCTCAAAGATTGCGGATAGTTCGGCTTGATGTGAGGCAATCTCATGACTACCGAAAGCATCATTAACCCGATGCTCTGGATCTGTTAGCCACCAGACTTTACGGGCTTTTAAATCCCAGCTACCGTCAGACGGTGTAACAAGCTCTCTATTGATGATTAACTGTGGTCCGGTAGATAAAGCAGCATTGTCGAGCAACATCCTCCAAGCCGCATTAACGATACGTTGCTCATTACGGAGCAGATACGGAATACCGAAGCCAAAGACACTGGTATCATCATCTTCATACGCAAATACCGAGTAAGGACATTCACCCGTCTCTAATGGATTAAGATCAGCCTTGATCACTACGCCATTGATAAATGACACAATCACATCATGTTCAATCAGGTCATCATCTTCAACCATGCAACCACAGGACTCTAAATCCTCTTTTGTTGCAGGACCGTGATATTCCCAAAGCTCATAGCGATTGTCATTGATGTTAGCTTGGACACCGGATAACTCACGTAACCTGCCAACATGACTAGAGCCATTAGAATTATTACGTGCATCAACAGCAATGATCTTTTTGATTTGTTCTTTGAGGTAGCCTGGTCGCTTAGATAACTCAATCAACTGTTTCTTGGTGACATAACGTCGCTCAAAGATAAAGCCACATTCGGTAATCTTTGTTGCTGACATATCGGGAAACCAATCCCAGACATTGACACGTTCAACACCTGGTCGATACTCTTGAACTATATCCAGTTCATAGACTGCGTTATCAAGTTGCTTCCAGTTCTTACGACTGCGATTGATAACAACAGGACCTTTCAGTATGCCGGTACCAAATAGACAGGCATCATGGATAACCTCTCGTGCAATGGTGTGATACTTAGCTTCGACTAGCTGATCATCAATCTCCCGCGTCATCGCTTCAGCACGTTGCTGTGCTTCTTTTATCATCTCTTTCGCTAGATCAGCATGAGTAATTTCATTACCTTGCTCGTCTTGACCGGCAGTCTCTTGATTGTTGGCCATCTTCTGCAATTCAGGTACCGGAGTCGGTTGAATAGCCCAGTTGGTATCATCAGAAGGAAATAGCATGTCTGCCAATCTTGACTCAGCACCCGTAGACTTGGATCTGGTAATGTTGACAAAGGCTTGACTACCGGCTGATTTCTTTAGTCGCTCAAGAGTTTCAGCATCGTAATGACCCATGTACTGCTCAAGGTCACTCAGCCATCTATCTTCGGTCTGTTGCCTAATACCAATCTGTTCTTGTGCAAGCCTGGTTAAGCGCCAACCCAGTGCCTGTATCTGTTCACCAGATTCTTCTTCAGCGTTATCATCGAGTTCATACTCGTCATTCTGTTGCATTGTTTGCATCGTATGTCTCCCGACATTCGTTAAAGTGTTAGCTTTAAATAGGTACAATGTGATTTCTGTACCTATTTGTACCTATTTAATAACCGGTAATGTGATCGCCTGTGTAAGTCTCTATCGTCTTAAAATTAGTCTTGCGTGGTGAAACAATCGCACTGAATAACTCTGCAAGAACCCACACCCAAGCATCAGCTCTGTTGGGTGAGCCTCCACCTAAGTAACCCGTCGTAGTAAATGAACACAGCTCGTCCTCCAGTTCTGGAAAGTAACCACCGTGACAGACTTTCCCTTGCTCATAGAGTGCTGAGATAGGTTCTGCACGAATATGCTTGCCTCTGGTAGCTGTGACAGCTTTGTAAGGAGTTCGTGGCCTAGCTGTCTGAATAGTATGTCTGACCATGTCGCCACCATAATTGGCTTCACCGACTACACAATCAGCCGCATGACGATCATAAGCAGTGGTAGCTATTCTGCCCCACGTTGCAGGACCAGCAGTCACCGTACAATCTTCTAGCAAGTACGCCTTACCATCTACCCCCAAAGCACCGACTACAATACCAATGGCATCATTCTCCTTATTGTCTGTTTCACCGGCACCGGAGGGATCCACACCGACAATGACACGGATAAATTCTGGATAGCCACTATCTATTACTCTATTTTCGTCAATGTTCTCGAATGTGAATAAAGCATTAGGTGTGGCATCACTGAACTCACCTAATAAGAACCGTCTCTTTAATCTCGGTGCCAAGCTGTTGAGCGTGGCTAAGTAGGTTGTTGAAAGGTTCTCTGTGTTATCGGCTGGATTAATCTTAAAGCTGGCATAATCATCAGGATTTTCTGACGGCTTCTTAGTATCTGGATCTCTCTTTTCGATGAAGCGCTTATAACTCCAGTGAGCCTTAGACGGTGGATTAAGATCGTAGTAACACCTGGGCTTTAGTTCTGAGCTAGTCGTACCAATCACTTGCGTTGCTTTCTGGGCTAAACGGGTAATTGATATGTCAATAGACGATAAAGGGATCTGTGAGGCTTCGTTGTAGTAGATCGTGACAAATTCCATACCCAATATCTTTTCAGTACGCTCCTTGTCATCTAAACCACCGAACCAGATTTGGCTACCGTTCTCGAATTGTGCGTAAAAGTCAGTCTTGTTGAGTGCATAAGTCACCCCAGGGTAAGCAATCTGCATCACCTTCGGAAACGTATCCATGATCACTGAGGCTTTGATCGCGTTAAACCGGAACCTGAAGATAGCGTGACGTGAATTAGCGGCTTTCAATGCTCGGAATACGACATTGCGAGTCAGTAGAAACGTCTTACCTGATCGTGAACCACCGAACAAGCAAATGTGTGTAGCATCACCGGCCAATACCTCTTGCGCTTCTAACTGCTTTGCTGTGAGTTTAAAGCTCAAAGTCTAGCGTCCAGTGCTGAAGCAATAATTGATACCGCTCCAGTAACCGCAACTTTCTCAGTGTAAAGACCAGCTGCTTTACCGCGATTAGTTTCAGCAGTAACAGCAGGGCCGTAATTCTCTGCTTCCTCAGCTTTCTTGCTTAAGTGAGCTAATCGAGCTAAGTGTGATTCTAGCGTTAATCCAACAGCTTCAATGATGGGTTTCTTAAGTTCTTCCACCCTTTGCCTGATGTTAGGTTTTGCCATGAGTTTTGCAGCGGCTACATTCACCGACGTTGGCTTAGTAGTCGCCTTGACTTTAAAGGCACGTCTATACGCATCGCTTTGGTTTTCACCGGATGCAATGGTCTGTGCAAACAATTCTTGCTGTGAAGTTATCGTCGCCATAACACTATATCTAATAAAATCATAGCTCTATTATACTATATCTAAGTTTTTTGCAATATAAGCACTTTTCATATTGCTTTATAAGAACTCTCATCACTTTTGAATTGCACATTCTTCTTCCGATTCTTATTACTCGTCTTAAGCGCCATCAAAAATAACCCTCGTCATCTGTATCAAAAAGATCCTGAAACTTTTTCAGAATGATTTTTATGATAATACCGGTGACACCTATCACCCCGATACACAGTGCAATAAATCCTGCTGCTAGTTGTAGATCCACGATTACCTCTGATGTAAATAAATTAATTTCCCCATTGCATAGCCATTGCGTCTGCTATCCCTTGGAATGTTCGTGACCGTTGTTTCCATCTATCAGGTCCAGGTGGTAAATAATGCAAACGGTTTGATTGATTCTTGGGCAGCTTGTCCATTTCTGCTTTCACGTTATTTGTTTCAACCAATTGAGGAACGCCTTTTAACCATAAACAAGTACGCTTGGTTTCTAAATGTCCAAACTGATAAGGTTGTATAGTTTGGCTATATTTCTGACCAATCCAGTTGAGTCCATACTTATGAGGTATTGGGTTTTCTATAACAATCTTTTCGCATGAGTGGTTTAAAAATAACTTGAAAAAATCACACGCTGAATACAATTTCTTCCATCGAGTAATATCTCTATCCAGCCAACTGACTCCGCTGTTAGCAATATATGTACAGTCAGGATGTGCAATCATTAAATCCCACCCCCCCCCTAGAACTTCGCGGACATCACCCTTAAAATGATTGCCTGGTGATTCAGTTTCCAGAAGGTCACAACTCATTGCGTCATGTCCAAGTGAAGTAAATGCGTCTCGCACTCTTCCTGAGTATTCACAAGCAACAAGAACTTTCATCGTTGATGTTCTATTTTTATACCGTTATCGATATAACGCTTTTCGTTACAATGTTTGCCGTAGCACCACATTTCATTTCTGCTATACAACATCATCCAATTATGATGCTCACACTTCATAAAGCGCTTTGGCACGTTGAGCAGATTGATAGGAGAAAAGTTAATCATTGGCCACTCGATCATAACAATAACTTCTCAGGTATCAGCAAATCAGCTACCAACTTTACATACCCATTAACATCGTGCCATGAGTCATGGTAATCAGGGTCCCCATTCAATATTCGCCCAACCTTATGAGCTACCATCTCCAAGCACTCGCGTTGATCGTCTTTAAGTGTGTTCCAGTTAGGACTATCGGCCATAGCGCGTTTGATGTTTTGAGTGATACGCGCATGTTCTGTAAATGCACCGTAACGACTGCCTCTTTCTTCCAGTGTTGCTTCTATAGTCATATAATCTCCTCGTATGCCATGCGTCTTGCTTCTGAATTGCTCTTGTGCTGATCGATAACTAATACCCTTACCCTTGCCAGAAACTCATCTTCCTGTTTTTCACTAATCGGCTTGTTATGCAGCTTTGCCCATATGTATAGCAACTCAACGTCCCACTCAACTTCCTCCATCTTCTTCACCTTCAAAGTACCCAGCAAAAATAAATAGCCAGGTAAAAATCCAACCACTTTCGTCCGATGTTACCCAAGGGAATATGGTCCATTCGACTATTCCTCTAAATCCCCAAAATATCAACACAATTCCCTATCTAAGTTTTCTTGTAGTAATGTGTTTGAGTGTTTCATTATTCTCATCTTATCCATCCCTGCCCAGCGTACTCGATTTGGTATTGCTGCTATGTAGCCTTTCAGGAATGTAATTCTGTCTTTGTTATCGGGCCTGAATGTGCCAATTTGATTGATGTATTCAATTTCAGATTCAGTGGACCAAGCAATCGTTTCTTTCTCTTTTTTCATCGGTAGCATTAACATCCCCAGAAGTGTGTATAGATAACGTAAAACATGAATAGAACGGTTGCGTAAAACGGGATATAGTGCAGTATCATTTAATGTCCATTAGGGCTTTGAAATGCTCGAATTTCTTTAGTTGCTCAGGGTCGATTTGATTGTCTCTAATTACATCAAAATCCTTTTGCAGCTTAATTATTTGCAGGCTAAGATCCTCGGAGAAACTCTCTATCTCAATTCTCAATCTACTCAACTTCATCGCATACTTGTCGGCTCGACTAACTAGACTAACCAGGCCCCTCATCGATATGTCTAGTCTATTTACCTCCATAAACTCGCTTAACTTATCATCCAAGACATCAATTACTGGGCTAACAACTCCCAAAATGACTGGTGTTACGTTTTTATCCTTAACTTCACCAATAACAGGAACCCGCTTGAACGTGTTATTTCTGTGCTTCTGCACAAGCCCGTTTCCGACCATCGCAATCAACTCTTTATTGATAAGCGCATCGGTCATTTTTACTAAAAAGCATCTGGTCAATTCTTTGCTCAACTGAGTGACGCTCCACGCTTCGAGCCTAGGAGTCACTTCATACAGCTTTTGCTGGTTTGGCGATAAATCTATAAATAAATCATTAATACTATTAACGGATGGCACAACGGCTTGTAATTTCATTGCCTTATTTCCCTCACTGTGATGCCATACTTCTCTAGCATCAGTTTTCTTTTTTGTATAAAAAGGTCCGTCGATTTTCCACCCTTCACATCCTCAACTATCAACTTGCCGGTTTCCCCGCACTTGTATTGAAAGTCACATGTGTAGCTAGATGCTCTCTCAGTGCTGTTGTCGTCTCTTTTCTTACTCGCTGTAAGCGGATACTTCACTTGTAACTCTAAATCGCTTATAGACCCACTCAGCTGCCACATCCACAATGTTCTAAATCGTTTACCCTCGGCTTTGCTGTCAAACTGCTGTCCGTCTACTTCACACTTAATATTGCCGTACTTGTTTTTCTTTTTCGCTGTAGGTAAGGCTTCAGCTGTTTCTGTGATTTCAGTAATTTCAGTCATATATCCTCTTAAATTAAATATTCTTTACTTGTGGAATAGAATAGACACCCATTGCAGCTTATAACCCTTGGTACGTATGGCTTTACTATATATATAC